TTAATAAACACACGGCTTTTTTCTGTTTCAGTAAACTGAACATCTGGCCCATAGATACCTCTATAATTTCTGTATGCTCTTAACCATCTTTCTTCATCTATTCTTCTAGAATCTTCTGCTTTAGTATATCTATCCATTACATAAGTAATCATTGAGTCAACTACTTTTTCTTCTTGGAATGCATCCTTTTCTTTATCATCTAAAGCAAACTGTTTATCTTCTGTATATTCTTCCATTGTTTTCCTCAATATCCCATTACAGGGTCTGATGGTGTAAAGCTAGATTCTTTTGCTACTGTAGGGTCATAGTCAAACAAGTTAGATCTAGGTCTACTCATTACTCCATATCTTAAAGCATCATATAAATGATCCTCTGATTTAGTATCTATATCCTCTGGATTTCTTTTATCCAATGGTATAATAGGTAACTGTGCAATTAAATTCGTACAGTTACTAGTTATAACCAATCTTGGCTCTTCTGTAAACTCATCTACTTGCAATCTACTGTGTATCTCGTTTTTACCTGCTACACGACTACCACCACTTCTATCTGATGGTCTCCATCTACACCCTTCCATAATCATAGTTTCTGCAAGTGATGGCCCTGTATCTCCTCTTTTATGCCAACATGATGAATCAAGTATTCCACAACGTATTGTTCCATCATCTTCTTCTGCATCTAGTATCATATGTGCTAAATCTTTAGCTAATACTTTTCTTACATACAATTCTCTATAAACAATCAACTGCTCTGATGGTGATACTGCAAACCATACTACAGCAGAAAAACTTCCATATCCATAATCACATGCTCTAAACTTTACCCAGTTTCTAGGTACATCAAACTGGTCTACTACATGTATTTCTCTGTTAAATTCTGGAAATGCTGCACCTTCTGCTACATCCCAGTTCCCTTCTAACAATTGTCTTCTTTGATTCTCTGGTAAAGACAAAAGCATTGTCTCATAATCGCCTTGCTCTGCAAGAAATGGGTTATCCTGCAACGATGCAGGTATAAATCTTCTCTTAAATAATGGCTCACCCTCTTTACTATGTCCCTTAGGGTACGTTAAAGGTTCACTTGTCTCTATATTAGTAGCCCAAAACGAATCTCCTGCAGGTGCAGGGTCAATAAACATCTTTTTTACCCATGCATGACCTGGACCACCTGGGTTTGTTGTTGCTCTAGCATAGATAGGCAAGTCTTTTGCAGTACTTCGTAGTCGGGATCTCATATAATCCCATGCAAAAGGTGTTGCCCACTGTGTTAACTCGTCAAAACCTACCCAACTAAATGCTAAACCCTGATACCTTAGTACATCTTCGTCCCTATCTAGGTAAGAAAACCACAATCTAGCCCCATTTGGTGCTACCCATTGCATTTTTCTTTCTGACCACTTAATGCCTGGGTATATCTGGGGGTATATTTCCTGACTTTTCCAGATAAGTTCTCTTAATTCCTCTGTAGTATGTCGCAATAGCAACCCACTAAACTGTGGATGCCCCATATATCGTAGTGGATCTGCTAACATAGCATAAGATTTACCACCACCTGCTGCACCACCGTACAAAACTTCTCTTTCACTCGATGCCAAGAACTTTGTCTGTGGCCCTTCGTTAGGTTTAAATATTACATTCTGTTCTTCTAAGCTAATACTCTTACTAGCAGACTCTTCTTGCACTATCAGCTTGGGCTTCAAGTCTTTTTTCTTCTTTATAGCCTCTGGTTTTTTCGATTTTCTCCGCAACTTGTATTGCTTTTTCGAGCCTTCTGGCCCACTCCCTAAGTGTTTTAACTTTGCTGTTTCTTTTTCCTTCATCTTTTACTCTTTTTAACAATCCTGCGTGAGATATATATCTGCCTGTAGTTTTCGTTAACCAATGTGCTACTTTTCTAGAAGAATACTGCTTTAAATATTTTTTTGCTTGTTCCAATGCTTTTAACTCCTCTGGTATTGGGTCAAGTATATCAGGGTCTTCTGATACTTTGTACCCAAAAGGTACACACTTTACCCGTTTAGATAGAAAAGGTATTGATACATATTCTTCGTTATCTGGTTGTGGTAATATCCATGCTCCTAAATCTGGTAACTTATCCTTCATTCTCTTTTGGAGGCAGAACCATCAAACCATTTGGTGCTTCCACCTGTATCTTATCTGTTTTAGCTAATCCGATACGATCTAATAAATCTTTAGATGCACTCAGCTTTTCTTTCATGCCTAGCTCCGTAGGGTCAACCATGCCACTTACAAGTGACATAGCTGCCCGTGGGCCATTTCTAGCCATAAACAACTGAGTTACTTCTACAATTTCTTCTTTCAGTGCTTTTACAATTTCAGTTGTAGAGTTACTGTCTGCATACCCTGCTAACTTCTTTGCAGTCAATACATCTCCATTAGCCTCATCGAATAAAACATCTAAAAATTTTTGTTGCTTCTCAGTTAATTTTCTAGCCATTACCTTAACCTACTTTCCTGTAGCTTCTTGTTTTTTTGGCAATCCGTTTGGGTTGAGCCACAAATTGCTTACCCATTTTCCTGCCTTTGCGTTTAGCTCTAGTAGTTGCTCGATACTCTGAGTCTGATAGTGAAGCAATTGCTTTGCTTGGGAGATACCTTTCTCCTGTAGCTCTACTGCCTTGTGTACTAGGTTTTCCACTTTTAGTCCTCCATTTTTGTTTAGTCCATGATTTTAAACTTTTTTGAGATTTAGCTAGTGCCATTGTTATGCTTTCTTTCTTTTTTTAGTTTTCTCTTTCATTGCATTAATGAATTTTCTATACACTGCAGCAGCCCCTGCTTTCTTTGCTACCCTAGCTCTCTGTTCCATTGCTATTGCTGCTTGTATTTTATGTGCATGACTCTTGCCACTCTTTTTAATAATCTCAACACTTCTTTTTGCATCTTCTACGGTAGCAAACTTTAATCCTTTAATTGTCCCCTTTGGATTCTCATCTGTATACAAATCAGAATGTTTTTTAGAACCTACAGGCTGACCTTTCTTTCTAGGTATTCTAGATGTAGATGTCAACTTTTGTACCCACCACCTGCTTTTTTATAGGCTTGTGCAACCATCTGGGCTTTTCTCGCAGACCATTGTCCAGGTGCTCCACCTTTTCCACCTGCCTTAATACGGTTGAATATACTTTTGCGTAAACTTGGTTTGGTGTAATTACCTGCAGCATTTACGGTACTCTTCTTCTTTCTTTGCATAGCCATAATTAATCATCTCCTCCCCTATTCATCATCCAAAATGCAAAACCTATAGCACCTACTATCCATAAAAATAAAATTAAATCCATTATCATCTCACAGGGTCAAAAAATTCTTCTACAGATACAGTAACATCAAAGTTACCTGTACTGTCCGTATAACAAACTAACTTATCTGCCTGATGTAAATTTAATCTAACACCGCCCATAAGTTGTTGTATTGAGTTATTTGTCATTGCTAATTTATTCACAATAGTATGATATGTAGTATCTTCATTATGATAAAACTGAATGTATATATGTGTATTATTAGCATTGCCAGAACTAATTAATAAAAAATCTACAAGAGCACTATGGTTATTCGGCACTGTATATAATACATCTCCACTAGCACTTCCAGATGTGGCTGTTATATTTTTCGATTCAGTTACAAACTTACTAGCACTGTTGTTAATTAATGGCATTTATGCTTTTCTTGTTCTAGTTTTTTTGGTAGATACATTACCGCCTTTACTAAACTTTTTTTCAAACTGAATACCTGCCCCTGTTATTTTTCCTTGTAAAGCATTTCCTGTCAAATGCCCTCTTACAAAAGTATTCTTACCTAAATTTTTTTCAAAGCCTAGTTTATTCAACCCCACATTTATTTTTGTAGAACGACCTTTAGGTTTATATGCTGAAAAATTAGCATGTCCAGTTACAGTAGTATTCTTTCCTATTCTCTTGTTTACGGTAATATTGCCACCGCCTCCAATTCCTCTTGAATTACCACTACCCCCTGCGACAACTTTAAAATCTAAATTGTTTAATTTCTTGACTTTAAATTTAGGATCGTTTTCCATTATGTTTTCTTTCTATTTTTCATTTTAGTCTTAGGTCTTACTGTACCTACTGCAACTAATATGGCTACTTTCTCCTTAGGACTTTTTTTTTAGGTTTTCCACCTTTATTCATCATGGTAGGAGCTTTTGTGCCTGTCATAGTCTTTTTAGTTTTTGGAGTCATACCACCTGCCATTGAAGCACCTCCCATAGCATATGCTTTTTTCTTCATGGCTCCACCCCCTGCCATCATTTTCTTTTTCATACTAGCACCACCTTTAGCCATCTTACCTTTGCCGTCCATAGCAAATGCAGGAACCATCTTTCCTGTCTTAGGATCTTTAGCCATTGGCATTTTAGCAGCCCCACCTGCCGCATAGGCTTTCTTTTTCATTCCTGCACCACCACCTGCCATCATCTTTTTCTTCATTGTGCCACCTGCAGCATAGGCTTTTTTCTTCATCATTTCTTATTCTCCGAATATAAATTATTAAATGTTACTTCTGGATCTGTATAACTATCATCTTGTTCTGCACAATGTATATGTTGGCTAGGTCTAAAGTCTGGAGCACCTTCGCCAGTTACCCAGTATGCAGGGCTAGTAACTCTCACTCTGTTATTTGGTAAGGCTACAACATTACCTTTCCATTGCCCTTCAGTCAGTATCATTACATGCGATTGCTTGTGTTGTGCAGGGTCATCTGCCACTTCACTTTCTGTATAATCCACCGTAAACAAATATCGTGATTTATAAAAGTCACCATCTATCTTACATATCCACGGGCTAGGATTACATCTCGCATATCGGATAATACTATGATGATGCGATGGTACGTCCCAAGGTTGTGCTAAATGGGTAGGCATTCTTTCAGGCCACTCATCTAGTTCTATGTCACCTACCAAACTAGGCAATGGCATTCTAGCCCACATAGCACCACCATGTACATTCTCTTGTGAACCATCGTCAGCTTCACACCCTGTAAATATCACTTGAAAACTTAGACACCTGTCTGGCATTGTTGTTACAGCTATTGCCATAGCATGAATAAACTCTCCATGATAATTCTGATGTCCATTCGTAAACTCTTTTCGTACCCAACATTTAAAGTACGGTATATTGCTTGTTAAATAAGCCACTTAATTTTTACCCTAATTTACGTTTCTGTGATTTAGGTGGATCTTTTTTAGAACCACTTGGCCCAGACCACAATACTTTATTTGCCCACCAAGCTGCACTTGTTGGCCCTTTTGCTATATTCTTACCATGTCTTGCTTTAAAACTTGCTCT